GAAAGGAATCGGTACAGGCGATCCAGGAGAATGCTCCCTCCGGGCCAGACGTGGAATATAACGAGGAGGCTGCTCCCGAGGAAGAAGAAATACCGGAGGAGGATGGCGCTTTCACCACTGTTTATTCTCATGAGGCAGAACCAGCACAGCCTGCGCCGGCGCAACCCACAGCTGAAGACCTGCACGAGCTGGTCAGGCAGGAAAAGCGGAACGAAAAGGAATATAAGAAACAGGCCCGGGAAGTCCAGGACCGGGCAGCTCAGATCATTGTGGATGGATTGGCGGCGGATGAGCCCGGCGCCTGGCGGATGATATATGACCGGGTGGCAATCGGTGAACGCTGGGAGGGCCGGCCGACTGATGCCCTTGAGCTGCGCAAGGGGATTGCGGAGAAAATAATCAATCATCACGTGCTCTATATTAATCCGCAGGAAGTGCCTGACATGCTGAAAAAAGTGCTGATCGATGCCGGCTTGCAGACGCCGGTATTTTAGGAGTGAATAGTGATTGACCCAGGGTTGGCCGGCTGAGCACAGTCACATGCAATTGGTATTATCCCTTTTTCCTGGAATTGACTTATTAGGCCGTGGTTTCGAGGCGGAAGGCTTTTGCGTTGTGCGTGGGCCTGATCTAATCTATGGAATGGACATCCGAGATTTTCATTGTCCGCCCGGGCGTTTCGATGGAATTATCGGTGGCTCGCCCTGCCAGGATTTTAGCAGCTTAAACCGCAATCCCGGAGAAAATGGCCTGGAGATGCTACGTGAGTACTTACGCTGTGTGGAGGATGTCATGCCGGATTGGTTTCTTTTGGAGAATGTAACCAGAGTACCCGACGTAAGCTCTCCCGGTTATTCTATCCAACGCTTCGATCTCAATGCGCGGGAATGTGGCTTGCGCCAAAGCAGGCTGAGACATTTTCAGTTTGGGAGCTTGCGCGGCCTGGTGCTGATACCAGAACGAATGAAACCATTGCGTGATAGATTGGAGCCGATCTGCCTGGCAAGCGAAGGCAAAAAAAAAGATCGTAGAGACTGGTCCGATTTTTGCGCTTTGCAAGGATTGCCAACTCTCAAATTACCCGGAATGAGCATCGAAGCCAAGTATAGGGCTGTAGGGAACGGGGTGCCCGTGCCAATGGCTCGCGTAGTTGCCAGGGCTATTCTAAAAGCGAACATCCGCATCGATGATGTCCGGTTGTGTGCTTGCGGTTGTGGAAGGATCGTAGCAGGCAAGCAATATATGGCTATCCCGGCCTGCCGCAAGCGGATGCAGCGCCGGCGTGAGTCGTCGATCGCAGCGGTTACACGTGGGGTCACGCTGTGACTTCGCCAGGCTGTGCCTTGGCGGCCATATCACAACCTGGTAAGGTCACAGTGACTGGGCGCCGGTGTGAAATGCCAGGCAAATCACAGCCTGGCGAAGTCACAGTGACTATCCTGGAAGCGTGACTATCCGGAATGTCACAATACCAGCTCATTCATGAGAGGCGAAATGATGATTGACGAAAGGGATGAACTTTCAACTGACCGTAGTTGGCAAAAATTGCCAATTGTTTGCACGCCAACATATCCAGCCGGTCGATTTACATTACACCAGAAAGTGTAAAAGGTGGAGGGCAAAATGCCTAAGACTTATATCAAAGAAAGAATGAAAGATGGTAAGCATTACCACGCCCTATTAAACAATCAGCCCAGGCATCGGCAATTCGCTACAGCAACCGATGCCATCAAGTACGCCGAACGGTTGAAGGTGCGCTACGTGTCGCTGAAGCTGGCCGAATTGCGACAAAAGGCCGAGCCAGAGGTAGAGACCTGCGCCTGGGAGAATGACGGAGAGGGCAACTACACCACCGCCTGCGGGAAGATCTTCCAGATCATCGCCGACACACCGGAAGAAAACGAGATGGTTTACTGCCCATTTTGCGGGAAGCCGATCAGGGAAGTGGTCAGCGAGAATTTCAACATCGAAACCGACGAATCCGATAATGAGCATTTCGATGGCGTTCCGGATCCGGTTGAGCAGGCGGAGCTGGATGAAGAAGATGAGTGTGTCTGGGAGGGCGAAGAATGACCATCACCGGTGACTTACAACGCCAACTCGTGAACTACATCGTCGAGCACTCGGGGCACGACGCCCACCGGCGATATATCGGCCTTTCCGGGATCGGCGACTGCGAGCAGGTCATCTATGACCGTTACATCCACGGCACGCCGGCAACCATCGGCGAGCGGATGAAGAGCGCTATCAGCTACGACCTGGAGCGGGCGCTGGTGGAGAAGCTGACTGCCTTGCGGCTCTACCGAATAGGCGTAGTTATCAGCCTGTATAATGGCCTGGTGCAAGGGCATACCGACGGATGGATCAAAGATGACTTACTGGAGATCAAAACGGTCGCGCAAGAGAAGTGGTTTCCGGAACACCACTTGCTTACGCGCGTATATTTCCAAGTGCAGGCCTATCTCCATTATCTGAAAATCAACTATGCCCAGGTGATCTTTCTGGCGCGTGACACGGGTGCGGTGCAGGTCTATAAAGAGCGTCGAGATGACAGGAGAGGAGAGGAGATCGCCGGTAAAGTAGATCGCCTGGTAGTCGCCGTCAACACCCTGAAACGCCCGGAGTGCAGCTGTGAAAGATGTAAGCCTGCCTGACATCGAACAATATACTGACGAAGTAAAAACCGCCATGCAACGATTGCCGGCGTTATTGGGAATGGAGCACGTGGCGCTGCTGCTCGAGTTGCTGGAAACGATCTTGGGCGATACTGGCTATGGCGGTGTGGAAATTGTAGTGGCAGATGGGCGGGTGCAGACCATGAAGCTGACCAAGAGTTATCGTGCGCGCGAGAAATAAGTAATATTTTTGGCCCATTTGGGTGTATAATCAATTCAGACCTTAGAAAACCGGGTATCCGGCGGGGTCGTTTCTGACGCAAGTCAGCAGCGACCCCGCCTTTTCGTTTAAGGAGACTCACATGACACTCGGAACAATTGCGATCTTAATTGCGGTGGCGTTTGCCCTGGCTTTCCTGACGGAGAGCCTGGTTGAATATCTACTGGGCACGCCGATGGAACATGTGGCTGTGCTCAAGCCCTGGAAGTGGTCGCTGATGTATATTGCGGCCGCGGTGGGCGTTGGGTTGGCGCTATACTGGAAGATTGATTTAATTGCGGTAGTAGCCAATGGCGTGGCAACATTATCCAAGATTGAATTATCTTGGTCAGTCTCGCCGGTGGGCCAAATATTGTCTGGATTGATCATTGGGAGGGGCAGCAATTTCCTGCATGATTTCCTGGGTAAAGTGCTGGTAAAACCTGAACTGCCGCAGGCGCCATAATCATGCCACCCAGCAGCACGTCAGCACTGGAGGCACGGATTGACCGGTTGGAAGAGCGCATGGTGGCCGGGTTCACGGACATCCAGGATATGCTGCGCTCCTATGATGAGCGTACGCGGGCCATTGAGCGGCTCGAGGCAGGCTGCCAGCCGATCGTGTACGCCCGGCTGGATGCGATACAGCAAGACCTCCTCGATCACAATACCCGATTAGCCATGAAATCACAACAGATCATAAATATAAATACGCAAATGTCTGATTTGATGCATATGTATCGCCTCTTCGTTTGGGTTGGAACGGCGATGGGCGGATCTATCATATCGTTGATTGTTGCGCTGATCACGGGGCATGCACAGGTGGTATTCAAATGATACCAACAGGTAAGGGCATGATGATCTGGCAACTCAGCCGATGCGCCGGCGGGGATCCGGTGCGCCTGGCCAACATGGCGCGGGATGCCGGGTTCTCCTGGATAGCGATCAAAGCTGCCGATCGTTATTACAACTTCAATCAGGGCGATCCGGCCTGGGGCGGGCCTAACCTGCTGCCGGGTGCGGTGGATGCACTGCGATCGGTGGGCATGCAGGTTGCCGGCTGGCAATATATCTACGGTGCCAACTGGCTGAAGCAATCCATTGCCGCGCGGGAGGCAGAGACGGCGATCGGTAATATAGATCGGTTTGGTTTCGACTGCTGGATCATTGACCCGGAGAGCGAGTACAAGCGCTCTGGGGCGGCTGCCTGGGCAAATACGTACATGACGATGCTGCGTGCGGCCTGCCCGCAGATATCTATCGGCTTGTGTTCATATCGTTATCCTACAATACACCCTGAGCTGCCCTGGTCTGAGTTCCTGCGCAGGATTGACTTCCATTGCCCGCAGATCTACTGGGTCCAGGCGCACAACCCTGGAGCTCAGTTGAGGCGCTCTGTGTCCGAGCTGCTGGCGCTGAAAGACCTACCGGTGGTGCCGGTGGGTGCAGCCTATTACGAGTCAGGTTATAAGTGGCAGCCCACTGTATCCGAGCTCAACGAATTCGACCAGACCGCCCATGATTTACATTTGCCAGGCATTACCTGGTGGGAGTGGGGCGAGAACGGGAATGGTGGTGAGTACCACCCCGACTGGTGGGCAGCCATTACTGCGCATGATTGGGGGCAAGTAGTGCCTCCACCCCAAGACTGTCTGCATGCCCTGGTAGCCTGGGCGCGTACGCATGGGTACACAGGTCCGGAGCCAGAGTGATGCCATATGCAGCACATAAACCTTGCTCTTATCCTGGCTGCAACAATCTTGTACGCTTTGGTCGCTGTGAGCAGCACAAGAGCAAGCTCACCTATGAGCGAGATCCAGAGCGGCAAGGTCTGTATAACACAACAGCCTGGCAACGGATACGCCAGGCGCAATTGGCTAATCAACCCTGGTGTGCTGTATGTTTGCGTACCAACATCTATACGCCAGCTATTGATGTGGATCACATCACGCCTCACCGTGGGGATCCTGCCAAGTTTTATGCTGGTCCTTTTCAATCATTGTGTCACGCCTGCCATAGTCGTAAGACTGCTCAGGAAGTGGGGATATCCCCCCCTCCTAAAAATGTTTTGGTGGGTTCCACGTAGCGGGCGTGGCACTTGCCGCGCGAAAGAGTCCCTGATCGAAACGGTTAAAAATGGTGCACAGGTAATCAGACATGCCTACTCCAATTGAATCGGCTGACCAGATGACCATCGGCGCGGGCGCGGGCGGAAAACATTGGACCCGGGCGGAGGTCGAGAGTCGTCAGGCAGCCGCCGATGGCCTGAAACGGAAGTGGGTTAGTTTACGGGTTCCGGATTGGCTCGGTGAGGATGCCAAGAAGGTCTGGGCATCCACCAGGCGCAAGCTCCAGGGGATCGAATTGCTGGATAACCTGGACACCGAGATGCTGGCGATTTACTGTGATGCCGTAGTGCACTATCGCAACGCCAGCAAGATGCTGCACGACCCGAAGCACATAACCGCGGAGGAGGAAGTCAAGTCCGCTCAGGCCTGGGCACGGATTGTTTCGGCCTATGCTGAAAAGTTAGGCCTCTCGCCAAATGCCAGGGCGCGCCTGGCAAAGAAGAAAGCCGAAAAGATTCAGGATAATTTTGGAGACACCTTTGGATAACTCGGTACATCCCTGCACCCAATACGCTCTCGACGTGGTAGAGGCTCGCCGGGTGGCTGGCAAATCGGAACGCCTCGCCTGCCAGCGTCACCTGAACGATATGGCGCGCCAGGGCGTGGACGGATTCCGCTGGGTCTTCGATGAGTCGAAAGCCAATCGCATTTATACCTGGTTCGGATACTGCAAACATGTCGAGGGTCCTCTGGCCGGGCAGCCAATCGAGCTATCACAATTCCAGAAGTTCGATCTGGGCAGTATCTTCGGATGGTTGGATGCCGAGACGGGCCTGCGCCGATTCGAGAAAGCCTACATCCAGGAAGCGCGCAAGAACGCCAAAACCACCATGCTTGCCGGAGTGGCAAACTATCTGATGTGCGGCGATGGGGAAGAGTCTCCATCGGTCTATTGCGCAGCCGTGGATAAAGCCCAGGCGCGCATCCTGTATCGATCGGCCATGGCCATGGCGCGCAAGTCCCCCGACATTCGCGCCCGCCTGAAAATCCGTGATTACATGATGTGTCATCGCACCCGCGGCGGCGAAATGCGCGCTCTGTCGAAAGATACGCATAACAAGGACGGCCTGAACCCATCCGGCGCCATCATCGATGAATATCACGCTCATCCTACATCCGAGATCTACGATCTGCTCTGGTCGGCGTGGGGGCAGCGAGCGCAGGCATTGATGGTCATTATCACCACCGCCGGCTTCGAGACCGGCGAGAACCCCTGTTACAAAGAGTATCAGTATTGCAAGAGCATCCTGACAGGCGCACGCACCAACGAGCGCTATTTCGTGGCGCTGCGTGAGCTGGACGAAGGCGACGATGAGCACGACCCAGCCAACTGGATCAAAGCCAATCCCCTGCGCGCCTCCACCCCCCAGGCTCTGGCCAGGCTGCGCGAACAGCACGACGAGGCCATGGGCAGCATGGACCCGTCGAAAATCCGCAACTTCCGCGTCAAGAATTTGAACATCTGGGTCTACGAGGCAGAGAACAACTACATCGGCGATTACATCACCCGCTGGGATGCTTTGGCGCTCAGCCGGGAGGCGTTCGCTGCTCTGACCCGCGGTATGGCCTGTAACGTGGGCATAGACCTGTCGAAGAAAATCGATCTTACTGCCGACGCGTTTGTGTTTGCCCTGCCCGATGGAGTCATTGGGATGTGCGCAATCGGTTTCATACCCGAGGAAGGCATCATGCGCCAC